CTACAGCGCTCCAACCGATTTACTCGGCGGGCATCCAGGCGAAAGCTCGGATGCCCGTTTTGCGCTCATACAAATATCATGGCAAGAAATATATTCACCGAGGCCTTCTATTCCCTAGCGCGTAACCTCAACAAGGCGCGCGGGACCGAGGGGGACGACACGCGCGAGGGCGTCGTCGGCGAACGCCTCCCCGAGCTCACGCTCGACATGGAGGACGACAAGCTCATAGACCTCTCCGACGCGTGGGAGAAGTCGTGGAACGACAGCGAGGTCAAGAAAAAGTGGGAGCAGCGCGGCGACGACAACGAGAATTATTGGAAGGGCCAGCAGTTTCAAAAGCCAGACGTCGACAAGAGCCGTCCGCTCGTAGACAACGCGATATTTGAGGGACTCGAAACATACTTGCCGCGCGTCACGCGCCGCAACCCCGAGCCTATGGTCACTTTGGCCAACGGCGAGCAACAGACGCAGGAGGCGCAGGACTGGGCGCGGGCGCTGCAGCACGAGCTCGCGGACTGGGCCGACGAGGTCAAGTTGCGCCTCAAGCTCAAAGGCGTCGCCCGCCACCACGAGATATATCTCCTCGGCGCGACCAAGCTCTCGTGGAACCTCGAGAAGGACATCCCAGAGATCAAGACGGTGCGCCCGCGCAAGCTCATACTCGATCCCAACGCGACCGTCGACGAGGACGGCTACACGGGCGAGCGCATCGGCGAGCACCGCAAGCTCCCCGCGTGGCAACTTGTCAAATTCATCGAGGGCGAGAAGGGATCCGAGGCCAACGTCAAGTACATCACCGAGGAGCTCGCCAAGAACGAGATGGCGACCGAGATCGCCTTCGTCGAGTGGTGGACGACCGACTACACCTTCTGGAAGCTCGGCTCCCGCGTGCTCCGCAAAAAGAAAAGCCCGCACTGGAACTACGACCAGGAGCAGAAGCCAGAGACAGTCACCGCCGAGAACGGCGCCAGCGTCGGCATGGAGAATCCTGTTGAGGAGGGCCGACCCGCGGTGCCAGAGATGCCGCAGGGAGCGCCGACCATGGAGGCACCAGCGCCACAGCGTCCGACGATCATCCCAGGCGCCAACCATTTCAGAGCGCGCAAGCTCCCCTACGTGCTCATGGCGATCTACACGCTCGGCAAGCAGCCCGTCAACGAGACGAGCAACATCGGGCAGAACCTCTCCAATCAGGACCTCATCAACAAGCGCCTCAAGCAGATCGACAAGAACGCCGACAGCATGAACGGTGGCATGGTGGTATCCCTCGAGCGCTCGGGTCTCTCCAAGGACCAGGCGAACAGCGTCACGGCGGCGCTCCGCAAGGGCGGCACCGTGGCGATCCCCGCGGGCTCGGTGGGAGACGCGATGGCCCGCATGAGCGCCCCAGGGCTCCCAGCCGACGTCTACAACCAGCTCGTCGACGTGCGCCAGCGTGTGCGCGACATCTGGGGCACCAGCGGGCTCTCGCCGTCATCCCTCGGGCGCGAAAAGACCGTGCGCGGCAAGTACCAAATAGAGGGCCTCGACACCGACCGCATCGGCGGCGGCATCAGCGAGTACCTCGAGCAGTATGCCGACGACGTCTACAACTGGGTCGTGCAGCTCCTCTACGTCTACGACGATCGCTTCGCCGAGTTCCTCACGAACGGCGTCACCCCGCCCCGCGTGAACATCAGCGTCAAAGAGGGTTCGCTCTTGCCGAAGGACAGCACCACGATCGCCAACCAGGCCGTCGACCTCGCCAATGGCGGCAAGATGTCGCTCGTCGACCTCTACAAGCGCCTCGACTACCCGAACCCCGAGGAGATGGCGGCCAACGTCTGGCTGGAGGCCAACGCGCCCGAGCTCCTGTTCACCGACCCGCGCGTCAAGCAAGTGATCGAGCAGCGAGCCGCGGCCGCAAAGACGCCAGAGAAGCCACCGAGCGAGAGCATCAACTTCAAGGACCTTCCGCCCGACGGCAAGACCCAGATGGCGGCGAAGGCGGGCATCAATTTGCACCCCGAGGCAGTGGCCGCGCACGACGCGGAGGTGGAGGCGAGGTCGAAGCCACCGATGCCGCAGCTCGAGGGGGCGACATAGCCATGGCATTTCAAAGCAAGGCACAGGTGAAATATATGTTTTCCCAGCACCCGAAATTAGCCAAGGAGTTCGCGGAAAAGACAAAGAGCATCGCCGCCCTCCCCGAGCACAAGAAAAAGAAGCCAGCAACGCCAAAAACACCATGAAAAAAATCAAGCCAATAACAGACGAGTACATGGAGCCGAGCTCCGTGGGGCTCAGCAAAAAGAAGGACAAGCCGCGCTACCCCACCATCCGCATCCCCCTCGAGCACATCCCCGAGGCGAAGGACTGGGAGGTGAACAAGGAGGGCGAGGACAAGGGGACGGAGTACACCGTCATGATGAAGGTTCGGATGGTTGGGCTCAGCCAGAGCAGGTTCGACAACAGCGCGGAGTTCGAGGTTAGGGAGATGGGGTGCGAGGAGTAGTACTTTTACAATTCATGACGTCTCGTTCTAAGCGTCGATAAACAATTTAGATCGCAAAAAAATATATGGCAGATGAAAACGCAGCAGGATTTCAGCGGGAGGGCGCAGCCGCCTTCCCTGAAGCCACCGCAGAGGAAACGGCGGCCGCCTCGCAGGCGGAGAAGGACAACCAAGAGGGGGAGACCCATTCGCAAGCGGGGGGTAGTGCCGCTGATGACAAGGACATCCCGTTCCATGAGCACCCGAGGTGGAAGCAACGCGAGGAGGAGTGGACAGGCCGCTTCAACGAGCAGGAGAAGCGCCATCAGGACGAGCTCAAAGAGGCGATAGACGGCATCCGCAAGGAGTTCGGCGAGAAGCGCGACGCCAATGCCGAGCAGACCAAGATACCAGCGTGGTTCGGAGGCACTCAGGAGCAATGGAACGACTACCGAAAGGACCGCGACGCCGAGCTCAAGGCGGCGGGCGAGTCGGCCGTGAAGGCGGCGCGCGAGTCGATATCCCAGGAGCAGAGCGCATCCACCAAGGCGGTCGAGGACGCCACCAAGTTCATGCAGAGCGAGATCGCGGCGATAGAGGCCGACAAGGTGCTCAACCCGACGGGGGCCAAGATCAACGAGGCGACGGCCAAGCAGCTGCTGCAGACCGTGCTCGACAACGAGCTCATCGACAGCAAAGGCCGATGGAACTACCGCGCGGGGTGGAAAATGCTCAACATCCACGCCAAAACCTCTCACGCTCCGAACAACAAGGAGAAAAAGGAGGTCGCCGCCTCGACAACGAGCGATGCCCGAGCGGAGGAGAAGCCCAAGGCCTACAAGACCAGCGCCGACTTCAAAAAAGGCAAGCCCTGGTAGTGCGATTACCCACATTTAGCAACTAGCATTACACATCATGTCAGAACTATACGGACAAAGGGTGCAGACCACAGTGCAGACGGATTATCTTCCGTTTGTCGTGGACACCATCCTCAACAGCAACGTGCTCTTCCAGCGCGTCGTGCGCGCCTCCAAGAAGTGGAACGGCCGCACGCTCCGCGTGCCGATCAAGTACGCCAAGAACACCACGGGGCAGTCGTTCCGCGGCTTCGACACGTTCTCGACCGCGGCGACCGACAACCGCCAGTTCATGGAGTTCACCCCGTCTTTCTACCAGATCACGTGTGCCCTCCCTGGCGACGAGCTCTCGGTAGCGGACACCGACGAGAAGATCCTCGACCTCATGAAGCTGACCATCCAGTCAGACACCGAGGACATGGCCGACGACCTCGGCACGATCTTCTACTCGGACGGCACGGGCAACAGCTCCAAGGACCCGCTCGGCCTCGCGGCCCTCGTCGACGACGGCACATCCGTCGCATCGCTCGGAGGTCTCTCGCGCGCGACCTACACGACCCTCAAGTCGACGGTCACCGCGTCCAGCAGCACCATCACCCTCGCGAAGGTTGACACCCTATGGATCAACGTCACCTCGGGCGCGCAAAAGCCGACGGCCATCTACACAACCGAGGCGGTGTTCAACTTCTACGGGCAGCTCCTCCGCCCGCAAGAGCGCATCACCAAGGATGCGTCGACCATCAAGGGACTCTCGGGTGGTACGGGCTTCACCGCACTGTACTACAACGGCAAGCCAATCCTCATGGATGAGAAGGCCACCTCGGGCATGTTCGCGATGGTCAACGAGGACTACGTCGACTTCTACGCCCTGCCTTACAAGTTCGCAAAGGCGGTGGCGTACAAGAGCCAGATCGAGGGCAACGACTACGACGCACCTATCGGCCTCGGCTTCTCGTGGAGCGACTGGATCATCCCCGCCAACTCGGCGTCGGTGGTCGGTCACATCTACTTCGGCGGTCAATTCATTACGACCAACCCGAAGCGCCACGGCAAGCTCACGAGCATCACGGGCATTTAATCGCTAGCGCACAATCACCATGGATTACAAGCAACTAATCACGACGACGGTGCTGGCGCTGGTGGCTGGAGTCGTGGCGGCATACGCGGTCACGCTGATGGCCTCGCCGAGGACGTTCGTCCCTGGCGAGGTCTACACTGGATCCGACCCAGGCAACCTGCTGGCGGAGCAGTACGACCCGTACGTCCAGTACAACGGCGGCTACAACAGCGAGAAGCCGCTCAAGACGACGGGGGATGCGTCCTTCTCGTCGACCACCATCTCCACCTTCAAGGGGGGACAGACTGGCACGCAGCAGACGCGGCAGAACACTGGCACCTGCTACCTCGCGCCGTCGTCGGCGACGATAGCGGCCACCACCACGATTGTCATCCCCTGCCAGGGGACGGCGGCGTGGCACGCGAGCGGCATATCGGCCATCGTCGGAGTAACGAGCGGCGACAACGTGATCGCCATGTTGTCCACCACCACCGCGTCTGGCGGAGTGGGAGGCACCGCGGCGGTACGTGGACGCGGCCTCAGACTTGACGCGTGCACCGCCTCTACGACCTCGGGCTACTTCGACTGCTCGATAGACAACCTCACGGGCGGCACCTACACGTGGCCCCAGACGGGCACCGCGTCGGGCACCGCGTCGTTCTTCATCACCAAGTAGATTATTAGCAACCTAGCATTACACATCATGGCATCACAACTAACAGGAGCAATAGTGGTCGCGGCGCAGGGTATCTACTCTGAGAGCTCGACCGCCCTCCACAACGTCGGGAGCATCGTCCACTCCAACGACGGCCGCGCCTTCCGCTACAGCAAGGTGGGGGACACCGCGCTCGTCGCGGGCAAGCTCTTCCAGAGCCCAGCCGAGGACACGAGCAACTTCCAGAACCTTACGGCGGCGGTCAACTCGATAGGAGACACGACCGTCACCACCACGACCACGGTCACCCTCACGGTGAACCAGCTCGCGGGAGGCTTCCTCGTCATCGAGTCGGGCACGCTCGGCACGGGCTTCACCTACAGGATCAAGAGCCACCCCGCGGTAACCACCGCGGTCGTGACTTTCACCTTGGAGGATCCGATAGTCGTCGCCACCACGGGCACCGTCAACATCGACGTCCACCCGAACCCGTACAGCGGCGTGATCGTCACACCGACGACCACGACCTCTGCCCCAGTGGGCTTCGCGGTGTACAACGTCACCGCCGCCTACTTCGGATGGCTCTGCACGCACGGCCCGACGGCCGCGCTCGCGCAGGGTACTGTCACCGTCGGCGACGGAGTCATTGCAGCTGAAACGACTACGACGGGCGCGGTCGTCTCGCAAGGCAACGACACGCACGACGCGGAGCTTGGCTACGCCCTCACAGGCATCGCCTCGACCGACTTCGGCCTCGTGTTCGCAACCATCGACTAGCCCCTCATGGGCTCGCTCTGCTCCCAACTAGGCGGGAGCGGGGACGAGCCCGAGAGGCGGAGCATCGCGGTGCTATCAATAAGCCGACCCCACCGCATCGGCCAACAAAAACACCATGTCAAACGCAACATTCCACAACTTCACCGACAAGCCGTTCACGGGATACTGGAACGGCAAGCCCAAGACCTTCAAGCCAGGCGAGCGCATGTACATGCCCGCCTACCTCGCCGAGCACTTCGCCAAGCACCTCACCAATCGCGTCCTCATCGAGGAGGTCAAGGGCGGGGAGAACTACACCTCGCCGAAGTTCCCATCGCAGGTTCCGCAATTCATGGAGGTGTTCAACAAGGCGTACTTGCCAGACGAGGGAGAGGAGGGCAGCGAGCTCGACCAGGAGATAGCCGCCGCGTCCCCCAAGGGGCCGTCCGCGGACATCGAGGTCGCGCCGATGCGCCCAATAACCAGCGGATCCGCAGCAGCTGCCTCCGAGGCTGGGCCAGGCAAGGACGCGCAGATTATCAACCCGCCCGCGGGAGACGACGACGAGTTTGACCACGGGGGCAACAAGTAAAACACCATGACTCAATCAAATGGGCAGCGCATATTGTTCGGGGTCGTAGTGGCGGCGGTACTCGCCACGGCGGTGTCGCTCGCGTTTGCGCTGAGTGCGAAAATAGTGTCCAGCGCGGGCGTTCCAGCGCCTCGCGACGAGAACCAAGTGCCAGCGGTGCTCGGCGCGTCGTGCACCACTAGCACCGCGAGGGTAGTGGCGATTGGACACCAAGAGTCAAAGACGATATTCTCCGCAAGTTCTACCCGCGCGTGGGCGTCGATACGGGTGCCCACGAACGCAACAAACACGGTCGCGGTTGCCTTCGGAGGCACTGCGGCGATGGGGCAAGGATACGAGCTTGCGTCGACGACAACGCCACTGGCGGTGCTCGGACTCAAGACCGACCTTCC